CTGCTTATGTTGCACGCTACATTATGAAAAAAGTTACTGGAAATAATGCCGAAGCACATTACGAACGAATTGATCAAGAAACCGGCGAAATTTATCAACTTAAGCCCGAATATACAACAATGAGCCGACGTCCTGGTATTGGTTCCGATTGGTTTAAAAAATACAAAAAAGATGTGTACCCGCAAGACCGCGTTATTATGAACGAAAAAAAAATGCGTCCTCCAAAATATTACGATCGTCAATTCGAACTTCTTTATCCGAGCGATTTTGAAAAAATAAAATCTCGTCGTAAAATAAATTCAAAAAAACACTTGACAAATAACACCGAAGAGCGTTTAATAGTCCGCGAGCAAGTTCAAAGGTTGCGACTTACTCGTTTAATCCGTCAATCAATTTAATCTAACTCTTATGTCTAAACAAATTGTTTTCGCCGTTTTTGATAAACAAGCAAATTTATATCAAAATTTCTTTTTTGCAAAATCTATTGCCGATGCCATTCGATCTTTTACAACTGCCGTAAATGACCAGAATACTCAATTAAATCAATTTCCTGATGATTTCGAACTTTATAAAGTTTGTGAGATTAATGAAGACACCGCACTTGTTGCAAACGTTGAGATAACCGCGTTGGGGTTAGCACGGACCTATCAAAAACGTATGCCACAATTAACGGGAATGGAGAAATTAACGTCGTAGCCGTCGTTAATCATTCCAATATTAGCCCCATAGCCTGTAAAGCTATGGGGTTTTTTTTTAACAAAAATTTATAAAAAATGTCATTACCTTCAGTCATGGGACACCAATTTTCACAAGTCCCACAAGCTCAAATACAACGCGCAAAATTTAACCGTTCTCACGGTTGCAAAACTACTTTCGACGCAGGTTATTTAGTTCCCGTATTTGTAGACGAAGCACTTCCAGGTGATACTTTTCAATTGTCAATGTCTGTGTTTGCTAGGCTTGCCACTCCTATATCCCCTTTCATGGATAATCTTATTCTTGATTCCTTTTTTTTCGCAGTTCCAAATCGTTTAATTTGGGATAACTGGCAAAAATTTAATGGAGAACAAGTTGATCCAGGTGATTCTACAGATTATTTAATACCAACTATGACAGCCCCTGAAGGCGGATATGCTTATGCTTCATTATCCGATTATTTTGGCATTCCGACTGGTATCGCAGGGCTTGAACATTCATCTTTGTGGCATCGTGCTTATAACCTTGTTTATAATGAATGGTTTAGAGACCAAAATTTGCAAAATTCTGTTCTTGTTGACAAAGACGATGGCCCTGATGATCCTGCTGATTATGTATTATTACGCCGTGGTAAACGTCACGATTATTTCACTTCCTGTTTACCTTGGCCGCAAAAGGGCGACGCTGTTACTCTCCCGCTTGGATCTTCTGCTCCTATTATATCATCATCAAATCCTATTGCTATGCGAGCTTATCAAACAGAGGCTGGTCTTAGGAATTTGAACGTTGGTGACGGTGCTAATGTGTTAAAATTAGATGGATACGGCGGTACAAAATCTTTTCTTGATTTTGGATCTGCTGGTACTGCTATTTCTTCATTGACTGTTGATTTAACTGATGCAACTGCTTCAACGATTAACGAACTTCGTCAAGCCTTCCAAATTCAAAAATTATACGAGCGCGATGCGCGTGGCGGTACTCGTTATACTGAAATTATTCGTTCCCATTTTGGCGTTACCTCTCCTGACGCACGTCTTCAACGTCCTGAATATCTTGGTGGTGGTTCTACTCCTGTAAATATTAACACTATTGCACAAACTTCCGCTACTGGTGCAGGTGATACTCCGCAAGGTAATTTAGCCGCTATGGGTGTAATTAATGCATCCGGTCACGGATTTACAAAATCATTTACCGAGCATTGTACACTGATTGGTATGGTTTGTATTCGGGCAGATCTTAATTATCAACAAGGTTTAAACCGTATGTTTTCTCGTCAAGAACGATTTGATTATTTTTGGCCTGCTCTTGCACATATTGGCGAGCAAGCTGTATTAAACAAAGAAATTTATGCTCAAGCCACTGATGCAGATGAGAACGTATTTGGCTATCAAGAACGTTATGCCGAATACCGGTATAAGCCTTCCATAATCACTGGTAAAATGCGTTCAACTAATGCCCAAACTCTCGACAATTGGCATCTTGCTCAAAAATTTGACGCATTACCGTTATTGAATGCTTCTTTTATCGTTGAAAATCCCCCCATTTCTCGCGTCATTGCAGTTGTAACCGAACCTCATTTTTTATTTGATTCATATTTTAATATGAATTGCACCCGTCCTATGCCGCTGTATAGCGTCCCAGGTTTAATTGATCATTTTTAATTTATTAATTTATGCTTGACGGTGCTTTTGGTGCAGCTGGTGACATAGGCGGAGCAATTATAGGCTCTAACTCCGCTAAGTCTATTAATCGAAAACAACTCGCTTTTGCGCGTGAACAAATGGCTTTTCAAGAGCGCATGAGCAACACTGCTCATCAACGTGAAGTTAAAGATTTGCGCGCTGCTGGATTAAATCCTATTCTCTCAGCTACTGGCGGGGCTGGCGCATCTTCTCCAAGCGGCGCTGCTCCTCCACAGATGCAAAACGAAGGTGCAGTTTTTCAAGGTCTTGGTTCTTCAATATCTGACAATATTTCTTCGTCTTTTCAACGCTCAAAAATTGCCGAAGAAATGAAACAAATAAAGGAAAATACTGAAAATGCAAAAGTCACAAACAATCTTATCAAAGAACAAGCTCAAACTCAAAAAACGCAACAAGCTCTTAATCTTGCTTCTGCGAAAAATACGAGTACTAATACTAAAGTCACTGAAACTGCAATACCAGGCGCAAAAACTCAGGAATCAATAGATTCATCAACTTGGGGTAAAGGTCTTCGTTGGATTAAATCAACGATAGACGCAATTAATCCTCTTACATCTAGTGCCCGTAATGTACATTCTATGACAAAATCTTCTAATTCATATTACCCACACTATCAACATTAATAAAAAATATATGTTCAAATTTAAAACTACTTATAATCGTCCAGATGCAGGCTTAGCGACTCAACTCGATCATGAAACTTTAAACACTATTCAATCTGCAAAAGCTGAATGTGACGCAAAAAATATTGTTGCTCGTCACAAGGTACTTAAAGGCTATGATATATTTGACACTTACAAAGATGCTTCTATTTCTGATGATGTAGTTGATCTTACATTAATGCCTAACGATTACGTTCAAGTACAAAATCAAATTAACTACGCTCAAAAATTGTTTATGGATCTTCCCGCTAAAACTCGTAAATATTTTAATAATAATTCTCGCGAATTTTTAAAATTTACTCAAAATCCTCAAAATATAGACGAATTAGTTCGTCTTGGTCTTGCAACTCAACGCCCTGTTGATCAATCTAATGTCAAGCAAAATTATGAAAATATTCAAAATAATTCAACAAACCCTGCTAATAATGCTTCTGCTACTTAACCTTATGGCAACTCTATCCATTTCTCTTTATGTTACGTCTACTACAGACCATCTTGTTATTGTTAAACATCAACTCTTATCTAAATAATATGAAAATAAAATACAAAAAACTTATTCAAATAATATTGTATCTAATTGGCACACTTCTTGCCGAAAATAAATTTAAAATTGTGGACAATGTCTCCACCATCTTAGAGGCGACAGCCTCTAACCACCCTGCAAACCCTAGCCAGCCCGGCAATGAGGGCACTTTGAACAACTACGGCGCGCAAGCGCCTCAACCTTTAAGTCCGCTATAGCGGACGGCACAGTTAACACTCTTGATGTTAACTGTGCTAACTGACACCCCGTTCAGTTTCTAACTGTCGGGGGGTCTAAACTCAACAAAACAAACAAAAATTTATATGAAAAGAACAAAAATGAACCAAAAAAAATCTAAAAAATTCTTTACAAAAACCGCGATGAAAACTAAAATCAAAAACGTATCTCCGCGACCTATGCGCGGCGGTATTCGTCTTTAAAACATAAAATCGGCTACATTTATGACTTGTTATCACCCCATCGATTGCTACCGCCAGAAGGGCGGGGGCATTACTTTTTCACGCAAAAATGCATATATCGACCAACCGCTTAAAATACCCTGCGGTCAATGCATTGGCTGTAGGCTTGAACGCTCACGGCAATGGGCTATAAGATGCGTTCACGAAGCTTCCCTTTATAAAAATAATATATTTATAACGCTTACTTACTCAGATGAATATCTCCCGCGTGATAATTCTCTTCATCTTGAACATTTTCAAAATTTTATGAAGCGTTTACGCAAAAAATACGGCGGAAATATTCGTTTTTATCACTGTGGAGAATATGGCGAACAAACTCAACGCCCGCACTATCATGCATGCATCTTTAATTTCGATTTCGAAGACAAAAAAATATGGCGACGCGCAAACGGCAATAATCTTTATAATTCTGAATCTCTCTCAAAGCTATGGCCATACGGCTATGCCGTAATCGGTGAAGTCACATTTCAATCCGCTGCTTATGTTGCACGCTACATTATGAAAAAAGTTACTGGAAATAATGCCGAAGCACATTACGAACGAATTGATCAAGAAACCGGCGAAATTTATCAACTTAAGCCCGAATATACAACAAT